TACGATTCCAACTGGATCGCCGAGCGCGCCATCGCAGCAGTGGAGCTGACCATCGGTGGCCAGCGCATCGACAAGCACTTCCAGACCTGGTGGCGCCTGTACGCTGAGGTCTTCCTGAACCAGGACAACAAGACCCAGTACAACAAGATGACCACCGCCGTGGCTGCTCTGCGGATGACCGGCACTGGCACCACCCCCTACCGCGTGTACCTGCCTCTGCTGTTCTTCTTCAACCGCAACCCAGGCCTGTACCTGCCCCTGATTGCTCTGCAGTACCACGAGGTTCGCCTGGACTTTGACCTGACCAGCTACTACAGCAACTACCTGAGCACCGCCATCTTCGAGGTGTGGGCCAACTACATCTACCTGGACACCGAGGAGCGCCGCCGGTTCGCCCAGAAGGCACACGAGTACCTGATCGAGCAGGTGCAGCACAGCGGCGGTGACACCATCTCCGCCGGCTTCAGCGAGACCAGCCCCCAGCTGATCCGCCTGGCATTCAACCACCCAGTGAAGGAGCTGGTGTGGTGCTACCAGAACTCTTCCCCATCCACCCAGCTGAACGCCATGTGGAACTTTACCACCAACCACGCCAACGTGAACGTGACCGTGGACCCCACCCTGCTGGCCTCTTCCAACATCAGCTGCTACGAGCCCCAGTTCCTGGGCGCACCCAAGCTGGTGTGCGGCTCCAACACCATCGTCGAGACCTTCAAGGGTACCCCCACCGTCTCCACCTCCGTGTACTCCACATGGACGGAGGAGGGCAACAGCGCACCAGCTCTGTACGAGGTGGGGCCCCTGCACCAGTTCAAGGTTATCCTCAACGGCCAGGACCGCTTCAAGGAGCAGTACGGTCGCTACTTCAACCAGGTGCAGCCATTCTACCACCACTCCGGCAACCCCTACCCCGGCATCTACACCTACTCCTTCGCCCTGCAGCCCGAGGAGCACCAGCCAACCGGCACCTGCAACTTCTCTCGCATTGACAACGCCCAGGTGTACGTCGCCCTCAAGGCCACCTCCCTGGCAACCATCCAGAAGATGTTCGCAGTCAACTACAACATCCTGCGCATCCAGTCTGGCATGGGCGGCCTCGCATTCTCCAACTAGAGAACCATTGCAGAAGCAAGCGAAACGCGAAATATACACGAGGGGCTTTCTGCCCCCAGCCTTCGGGCCCAAGAATGTTAAAGATTCTTGAGTCTGAAAATATGCTTTTATAGTATGAACCTTGAGAGTATCATATCGAACGAATCGCGAAACGAGTACAACAGGTATAATGCTGCTAAGAAGGCTAGAAATGCGAGGATACGTGGTGTGCTAATTCCAGCAAGACGTTTCATTGAACAAGCTCGAGCATGGGCTTTTCGCGACTATAAGGGTAAAGGATACAAGGGGATCAGGGAATATATGTATGGTAGATCAACCAACAAGTATAACAGGTCTGCTGCTGAGATTTTCAAAAACACGTTTGAAGATCCTCTTACTAAAAGAGGTCCACCATCGGGTGTTCAATATCTGTACCGAGGTCTGAGAGATATGCCTCTGACGGCTCGCAAGGGTTATCTCGAGAACAAGTCTTTCAGCTCGTGGACTTCTGACAAGCACAAGACTGAATTGTTTGCTCGTGGTGGAAAATATGGAAGTGGAGTTGTTCTCAAGTTGAATACACAGAAGATGAAGAATGTTCCGTATGTGAATTACGGGAAGGGTAATCCACCTGCATTTTTGAACAGAAATGATAGTGAAAAAGAATACATCTTACCACCAAAGATATTTCTCATTGACAAACCTAGACGAGTTGATAGATATGACGTTGAAATAGACGTTACCAACCTCAGTAATCAGATTCCTCTGAAGAGTAGATATATAGAGGCGTGGAAGAAACGCAAGGCTCCAGTGGCCAAGGCGCACTCTACAGTTCCAGTGACTGTGGCTCAGCTACGTCTGAAGGCGATGAAGGCTGGAATCAAGATTCCAAGTAGTGCTCGTACAAAGGCTCAGATCATGAGTCTCCTAAAAAATGTAGTCAACTAGTATGTACGCTAGACCCACACCGCGTCCACTCCTGCCAGATTTGCAGGTGGTTCCAGAAGGAACTAAACTTTACAAGGGTATCAGCAGCAATAACCGCATCTATGAAAAGCCGGTATTTTTCACCTTTTCCAAGAACCATGCTCAGGTATATGCCACAGCTCGTCTAGGTGAATACGTAACTAGCAAGCCTCTGAGGCTACTGAAGCTCTCCAATCGTACAATCAAGTTTTTATTGAATCAGTCGGACATCTCTCAACTCAATAAAAACCGCATCTCTTTCGTTACTGGTGTGAATCAGGCTGCAGGGACCATGTCTGTCGGGAACCAACTCAAACTGGTGAACAGGATTGTGAGTAATACTGGTCATCAGGCTCATATGAGGGGTATAATGGAGGAGAATCTCAAAAAGGTTGGTGGATCACACTCATCTCTGGGTGGACGCAAGAGCTTCTATGACATTGATCTGCTCGCATACAAGAGCATCTGCGCATTCTGCAGAAAGAATGGGTATGATGGATACTACGCCCCTGAGCTATCATCCGTTTATCACCCCAAGTTTGGGTCTGAGCTCGTGATATGCAACCCACGTGACGCACTCGTGAATGTCAACTTTCCACTTAAGAATAATTAGAGCTAAATACACAATGCCGACTGCGGCGGAGCAACTGAAGAAAATAGCTGATGACCTCATTGGTGGAGAGCTCATTGACTTCCTGAATGCAATGTGCGAAGATCCCGACGAGGAAACACGAGTGGCTGCCAAAGCGTATCTTGATTCCCTGAATCAAGAAGATGCTTAAGAATAATTAGAGCTAAATACGTAATGTTAATCGTAATCGTACTTGTATCCATATACTGCTTTGCGACGGGATATTTCATTAGATCTCAGGAAAAGCAGCCAGGGTGGGAAGGTATATAGTAAAAAAAGCCTTCGGGTCCAGGAGTGATTCTCAACTACTGAGTGAAATCTCCCTGACGAGGAAGATGGCGAAGAAGTTCTTTGATATAAGATCCAATGCATTATACATTATGTTCTTTTCAGCTTCTGGAAGAACATAAGCAACACCATACAACCCCCAAACCAATGATATAAACTTGAAGATGTTGTTTCCGGCTCCACCCATCTCCTTGTATATAATCCTGAATGTCATGAAGAATGCAGCTGTACCAATCACAACTGCACTCGTCTTTGGTATAACCCCAATCTCACCCAGATAGCCTGCTAGGAGCATAACAAAATTGTACAAAAGTATACGTACAAACTGCGACTTGTATTTCTTGGCAATCACACCAGCTGAGCGTTCACCCTTCTTGTACAAAAAGTAGGATGACATGCTCACCAACATCATAGGGGTTGTCAGGAACCAGTCAAAGTAGCGAGTGATTGCCATGTGCTCAAGCTTGATGTTGCGAAGAAGAGCAACATAAAATGTAAACTGGATTGCCGTCACAAGCAACTCGAGCCTCAGAGTCTGCGCAAGCAACTTTGGCTCCTTGATCCATAAACCTTTTTGAGCAAACAGAGCTGAGACCGCCTGTGCCAAAATACTCAGGTTTGTCGAGTGTCTAAGCACATCCATTAATATGTAGTTACAAAATAATGGAATGTCCTGTATGTGCAGAGGATCCTACAAGCCACTCATTCAAACAGATTGAAACCCTACCAGATGGCACAGTCATCATGTACACCAAGCCTGCAGAGGCGAGCAAGTACTGGGACAGGGATGGGATCCTATTTCACTATGATCAGAAGCTGTCGACTGTGGGTGACTGGGTGTGGGTGTTTGACGCGGAAGGATTTTCCTTTGAACATATGCTCGAGGTGGATGTCGCGATAAGCCTAGCCAAGCTCATCTCTTCCAAATACTCACAAACTCTGAAAAAGATTATGATTGTCAACCCTTCGTTTATGGTTCAGATTATGCTTACAATAGTGACTCCATTCCTGAATAAGCACATAAGATCACTGATCGTCAAATTATGATTAGAAAACTCGCTAGCTAGAATAGATGAACTATGCAGTACTCGACGAAGAGGAGACTGTTGACTTTTCAACCCTGTCATTCCAGGACAAGCTCAACAAGATTCGGTTCTTCAATCTAGGACCTTCTGACACGGATGCACCTCGCATCGAGTGTAACATCTTCCAGCTTATACCTGAATATCGAGCGGCAGTTGATAAATTGATTGATATTCAGCACAGAGTTGATCGAGCACAGAAGAAAATCAACACAGTGACTGATCTCATAGACAAGCTTGACAAGACTCGCAAGTATACGGAAAGTCTCGGTGAAATAATTGATCAGTTTATTCAGGATGAGAAGCTGGATGAGCTCAGGGCTGAGTATACAGAGGCTACGAGAGAATTTCAGAAGTATCAGGGAGCATTTTCACTTTGCAAGGATGCTGATATTCTCAATAAATACATGTGTTTTATATGCCTTGAACGTTCGATTAATGTATTTATCGACCCTTGTGGCCACACTATGTGTGATGAATGCGCAACAAAGGTCTCAACCCGATGCCCCATGTGCCGAGCCGGAATCATAAAGAAGGGTAGACTTTTCCTCAGTGTATAGTATGGCTGGTGGAATATTCGGTGGCCGAAAATTTGCGTTCAATATCAAGTGTGTAATATTTTCAGCGATTCTAGCGGGTGGATATTGGACTCTGCCACCCAAGAATCTGTACATTCTCTTTTTCCTACTCTGGGCTCCGTACATAGCCATGGCATGGTATGATTACTCGTACCAGTGCAAGGATAAGATAAAACCAACGGTTATACCTTTTGGTCGCTATATCTTTCTTCCATTCAAGCCACCAGGCTACAAGCAGGATTTTAACAAGTTGTCCAAAGATACCATTGGGTGGATGAACCGAGTAGACCACATCACATTATGGTCCATCCTAGTCCTCATCCTCTTCAAAATCTACTTAAAGAAATAGGCCCATGTATACTTGGGGTAGGCGTCACCCCATCTGACCTTAGCTCAATTGGTAGAGCGAGAGACTGTAGGCACCCAAGCCTGTTTCTGGATGAGCAATCATCTCTAGGTCACGTGTTCGATTCACGTAGGTCAGACAGAGGAGTCCCTGGATTCCTCTTGCTCCTGTAGCTCAGTGGTAGAGCATTCGCTTAGTAAGCGAAAGGTCTTGAGATCAAAACTCAACAGGAGCACCCATCAGTTCTTGTAACTCAGTTGGTTAGAGTGTTGGTCTTATGTACCAGAAGTCGCGAGTTCAAGCCTCGCCAAGAACAATCTCCAGAGCGGTTCTATCGTCTAATGGTTAGGACGCAGGACTCTGAATCCTGCAGTGGGAGTTCGAATCTCCCTAGAATCTTTCGACCTAGGCAAGTCGTAAAAAGGCTTATATTCTCCTATAACTCAGTTGGTAGAGTATCAGACTGTTAAGGGGAACTTTGTTCCCCGCTTCGCTATCTGGAAGTCGCAGGTTCGATCCCTGCTGGGAGAGTCTATGAGTGAAATCCTCACTCATAAACTCTTATTATGTAATATGGCTCTTCTATTTGAAGAAACTTCAGTAAAGGTGAAAGAGTCGGGGGTTTTCACTGATCGGTTGTGCTACGGGTTTTCACCTAACAATCTCGATCACTCTGTTATTCAAGCCTTTGTAGGTGAAGAAAACTATCAACGTTTTGCCGAGTTGTTTCCAAAAGCACTCTATGACCCCGAGAGTTATAGTTCTATAATGTTTGGTAAGGATGGCTCTGACTTTGAGATGTATGTGGAGTATGGGGGGGACATAATGTCATATGACATAGGAAAGGATGAGGAGTGCGTGTATCACAGTCTCGATTCCGCCCATTATAGATTCGTCTACGAGTACATTCAGACCAAGGTTAATCCTATCATATATTCATCTCTAATGTATTCTATTCATCCGGACAAGTGCGACATCATATACTGTAAAAAGACCCGCCGCCATCTATTCTCATATCTTCTGAAATACAAGACTTTTGTCAGGGTTCCCTCGATCAAGAAACAGTTAATAGAGGCGTTGCGTTCGATACATGACACAGAAATCGATATGGATGACGGGCTATATGTCAGTTACATAGGAATTGCAGTTACATGGGACGGAAAGCCCGAGATGAGTGTTTATTTCAGAAAGACTGATACTACTTAAAAAGGTTTGATGCATGTAATGTATGGAGAGACGAGCGTATGAAGCTCAGCCAGTGCGGGTTCTGAAGCGCATCTGGCATTTCTCTCGCCGCAACTGTTTGGCTCGCAAGGGTGAAGCAGTTGAACATACTCTGACGTTTCAGCAGATGGTTGACATCTGGCATGCACAGAAAGGTCATTGCTACTACTTAAAGATTCCGATGGTATTATTAACAGCAAGCGATTGGAAGTGTAGTCTAGAGCGCCTAGACCCCTCAAAGGGATACACATCCGAAAACTGCGTGTTATGTTGCCATGAGATGAATGGGGCGTGTCAGTGGACACCGGAAAAGGTGAGTGAGTTTAAAAATCATCTTGCGTCCCCCGTTGAACAAGATTTCCAGATTACTGACTCGGTGCACCGCTTTGTGAGTTATTTGTGGTCCTCAGCCCGCTCTTCGTCTTCTGCATGCAGAAAGAAAGGGCGGGCTGGGAAGGGTGAGTTTGATATTACGGTTGAATACCTAATTGATATTCTCACTTGGCAGGAGGGTAGATGCTATTATAGTGGCATACCAGTGAATTTCGAGAAGAGGTCGATGTGGAAGGCGTCACTTGAGCGGCTTGATCCGCTCTTGGGGTATACGGAGGGAAATGTGGTGTTTATTTGTTGGGAGTTTAACACATTTGATAACACTCATCGGATCGTTTACAGTAACGGAGGGAGCTGTAACTGGTCCAAAGAAAAGATTGAAAAAATCCGCAGCCATGTAGCTTAGTGGATAGAGCGCTCGCCTTCTATGTACTGACTTGTGTAAGCGAGAGGTCGCGGGTTCGATCCCCGCCTTGGCTAAACCATCTCCGTCCGAGAATCTTCACCCCTTGTAGGGCTGGAGTCCCCGGATGAAGAACCAAACGCTCTAAGTCTCTCACCTATACTCATTATACGTTGTCTAGGTGATGTTGGAAGATCATTCGCAATTTTCGCAAGTGACATGAAATTATCCATTCGTTTCTCGATTGGGTTACCTTGTTCGACGCATGTAATGAATTCCGAGTGACACTCATTCATGAATGTCTTTCCTTCTGAAACTCTGTTTTCGGGTTCTATGGTCAACTCTTTTGATATTCTGAGTCCGAGTTTCTGCATAGTGAGTGAAGATCTCAGAGCAGACGTCATCTTTTCATTCACCTTCAGATACAGTTGTACTGATCCGAGTACACCTGTCCCTGCTGAGAGAACTGCGTTGATTATACTCACGTAGCTCTGTTCCACAAACTCATTAAGAACAACGGCTGTAAGAGCATTGAGTGCTGATATGCCTATGATCGGTATGTTGAATCTCTGAGAGAGTTTGTGAAAGTAGACGTGCTCCTTGCGGTAGTAATCCTGCATCAAGTTGCATTGCTTCTCAAGCTCCTTCAGAAACTTTTGCTCCTCTGGATGCCATACATTTGTCTTCTCCATCCTTATTTAACGCAGCGAAAACTTTTCACATTTTGGGGAGCCTCTGACCAAAACTTCTTTTCGTCACTCTGGAACAAGTCAAAGAGTCGCATATTTTCATCTACAATCATTCGACCACGTTCCTCAGCTAGGTCTACTCGTACAACCCCATCTGGCACCTGGTGTACAAGGCTAGCCCTGGTATCAGGGATATCTGCAATGTGATATGTAATATCCTGCTTTGATCCATCCCCAAGCTCGATCCAGCAATGCCAGCAGGACTCGTTGTCGCCAGTCACAATAAATCCATCAACCAGTTTGCAATCAACCTTCTTAACTGTTCTCAGGTACCGGGCAAGGAGTGCTTGGTGGTGGATTACAGTCCCACCCACCTTGTAGAGCCTAATCCTGAGGCTGAGTCTGCGTACACATTCATCCATTGATTACAAAGTATGTTTATTCTTTACGTGTGCTTTAAAAAAAACCGACGCCTCCTTTATAATGGATCCAATTCTCACCGTTGATAATGCTCGCTTCACAACCTTCCCGATCAGGTACCCAGGCCTCTGGGAGTTGTACAAAAAGGCGGTGGGGAGCTTCTGGACTGCCGAGGAGATTGACCTTGGGGGTGATCTGAAGGACTGGGACAAGCTTGGTTCCGGTGAGCAGCACTTTATCAAGATGGTGCTCGCATTCTTTGCTGCCTCAGATGGTATCGTATTCGAGAATATCGACATGAACTTTGGGTCCGAGGTGCAGATTGCAGAGGCGAGGTCCTTTTACGCGTATCAGGGATTCAATGAGGCTATTCACGGAGAGACTTATTCTCTCATGATTGACAAGCTGGTACGCGACCCGGACGAAAAGAGCCAACTATTTAAGGCGATTGACAATATCAAATGTATCAATGACAAGGCAACCTGGGCTATGCTATGGATGGATAAGGGTCTACAATTTGCTCAGCGACTGGTTGCATTCGCATGCGTCGAGGGAATCTTCTTTAGTGGAAGTTTTTGTGCTATATTCTGGCTGAAGCGCCGAGGCATCATGCCTGGCCTGTGCTTCTCGAACGAGCTCATCTCTCGTGACGAGGGTATGCATCAGACGTTTGCAGTTGAGTTGTACCACCAGCTTCAAGACAAGGTGGAGGCTGGGATTATTCAAGAGATTGTAAAGAGTGCAGTCGAGATTGAAAAGGAGTTTATCATCGAGGCTTTGCCATGCAAGCTCATCGGCATGGATTCGGAACAGATGAGTCAGTACATTGAGTATGTTGCTGATCGCCTGCTGAAGCAGTTTGGCGTAGAGCCCGTGTATGGTTCTGCTTGCCCCTTCGACTGGATGGAGAACATCTCGTTGGAGGGTAAGACCAACTTTTTTGAAAAGAGGGTCGGGGATTACTCGAAGCATATGATGCCCGAGGGTGATTCAGTGCGTTTTGATGAAGAGTTCTAAACTCTTCGGGGTGGAAGATTTTTGATTTACATCATCTCTGCTGGCTCGCCGTCATAGCCGGACATGCCCTTGGGCAGAACCATCTTCAGCACTGCCAGCAGCACCAGGAAAACAACTGCGTGCAGGACCAGGCCGCCTGGCTGAGCGCGGCCAGTGGCGTTGGCGATCCAGTCGCCTGCCAGGCCTGAGGTCAGCTTGTAGGTCTCTGGGCTGGAGACGATCACGAAGGCGAGGACTGCAACCAGGTTGGAGGGGGTAAGAAACTTTGCCATTTATACTATCCTAGATTTTAGTTTCGGATCTTCATCAAAAAAAATACAATCGCCAAAAACACAACTGTGTGAAGGAACAGACCACCGGCTGACGGGCAACCACCTGACCCCGCCACCCAGTCGCCAAAGAACTGAGACGTCAGCTTGTACGTCTCTGGATTTGATACAAGGAAAAACACAAGTGCTGAGTACACTGAGTACTTGAACTTGACCTTGTCACTCTTCTTGAGACCTCCACAGCCACAACCGCAGTCGAGCTTTTTTTCAAGGCCCATGCCACCCATTTATAGTACCCAAGATTAAATCTCCAAGATCCGGGCCTAAAGAGATGGAGCCCTTGATATATAGAAAGCAAAGATGGCCTCCTCCATTGTTCTGTTCAACAACTTCTCTGCTGACATGGTTAACTTTAGCGACCTGAAGAAGAACAAGCTGGGTGGCAAGTTTATCAACCTCCAGGGCTCTTCTGGTGAGAAGATGAACATCCAGCTGCCGGCGATGCGCGTTCCTTTTGGCCTGAGCGAGTTTACCGACAAGGGCTCGGGCAAGGTGACGTACAGCCTCGATCTGTCTCTGGATGACCCCGATGTGCGCCAGATTCTCCAGGATCTCGATGAGCGTGTGCTCCAGTACGTGGTTGACAACAGCACCCAGTTCCTGGGCAAGCCGTACAAGAAGGAGATTCTCCAGGAGGCTTTGTTCAAGCCTATGGTCAAGCTGAGCAAGGGTGACTACGCCCCTACGCTGAAGCTCAAGGTGCCCACCACTCGCGAGGGCAAGTTTCTGCCCTCTTGCTTCGAGCAGGATCGCAGCGTCGCTCAGATTGACTCGATCGAGAAGGGCTCTATGGTGTTTACTATTGTCGAGCTCAACCAGATTTGGTTCATCGACAACAAGTTTGGTGTGTCTGTGCGCCTCCAGCAGGTGATGAAGATGCCTCGCGCCAACCTGACGGCATTTGCCTTTACGGTTGAGAAGGATACCGATGATGCAGCTAGCGATGAGATTGACATCCCGTCAGATGTCTAAGATTCCAGCCTGCGTTTTTTTGTAGCCGAGTAGTAGATGTGTAGTCTTCGTACTACCAAGTTTTTGGGAGAGGGTCAGTCATCAAAGGTGTACTCGGCCCTCAATGCCAACCGCAAAAGCATGGCGGTCAAAGTGACTGTCAAGGACGTTCGTTTCAAAGTGCAACCGTGTGAAATTGAATATAACATTATGCGTACCCTTCATGATATCGTCCCTTCGTGTGTCCCCGCAACCTATGGCGCTTCGTGGTGCCGCAACTTCAAACCAGGTGCGTTCAAGCGCAACCAGTTTAGACCCGATGTCTCACAACAATATATAATGAAGATGGAGCTCTTCCAGCGCGGAGATCTCCACAAGATGCTGGAGCAACTTCATACTCAGAAGAAACTGACGGATGACATACTGAGGGTAGTTACTGCCCAGGTACTGACTGGTCTCCGTCAGATTCAGAAGAAGCTCCCATCATTCCGTCACAATGACCTCCATCTTCACAATATCCTTATAGGTGATCTCCCACTCAATCGTTCCAACTTTTACAATGGTTACGGTATTCAGAGTATGGGCTTTAGATGTGTAATCTATGACTTTAATCTTTCAGTCATGTCCGGTGTTCAGAATCCTCTGATTGCTGATCCAAACCTGCAGAACGAGTATGGTATATATCCTGGTAACAGCGACAAGTATGACATGCATTTCTTTCTCAACTCTTTGTTTGACTGGCTGACGAAACATGGATCTGGTGGAAAGTATGACGAGACGAGAACCTTTCTGATGCGGTGTCTACCAGCAGGCTATCACGGTCGCCAGGATGCCAAGGTGAAGAATTTTCGCATCAAGCCCAACGTATCAACCAACAGCCTCGCGTCTCTGGATCTCGTCATGAAGGATCCTTACTTCAAGCCTATGAAGAATCTGTACAATGCTCCAGAGGAGGGTGAGATTGTGGAGAGCCCCGTACGAGCACCAGCTACTGGTCCAGTCAAGACGCCGTTTGTTCGCCCAGAACTCAAGATGATGAAGCTTCCTGCCAGTGCTCGTGCTCCAGCTGAAGTACGAGGCATAAGCTACAGACTTCCACCTAATGCTTACAAGAGTGCACAGTTTCAAGTTTTGATGAACCTGATGACTGAGCCAGGGCCAAACAAGAATGAGTGGAACAAGTTCAAGAATCAGAATGGAAAGGTGAATATGGCAAAGGTGAATGCTGAACGCAAACTCCGCG